TGATTTTTCCTTTCTAGTTGTTGTCATGATTAAGATATATCACGGATATATATATGGTGTCAAGCATTTGTTCTATAAGAACCAGAACAAAGCGATTGCCATAGCTATACCCCAAGCTATGATAGCGAATACACTCCCTATCAAAGCGATGGCGGTTAGTAATTCTATTTTAGCTCTCATGTTACCTCCCAATATTTAATTAATATTTCTTGCTCTTTGCCCCTGTCGAGATAGCCTATGCAGTTCTCTTTGTTAACAGTCTTGGTAAATATATGCGAAGGCAGGAAAGTCTTTTTTACCTCCTCGAATTTACCGGTCCTGTTTGAGAAAAACTCAGCTATCTTTTTGTCAAGGGTCCAGCTTAATGACTGGTCGCAGATACCACCTCGATACACCTCGAACTCATTCGGCAGCTTCTCGAAGTAGTGTCGCTCCTTTGTAGTCATTACCTGCTCAGCTTTGGGCTGGCTCATAATTACCCGCCACAAGTCTTGCCTTTGCAGGTACGGGAACTCTATACCGGTGTAAACATCCGCCACAAATTTCCAGTAAGCTTTGGTTGCCCCTCTAGCTAAGAACCACCTGTCGTAATCAAGTAACTTGTTAGTAATCATTATCAAGTCATTGGTCGTTGGTTCGTGCCAGAGATAGTCCTTTTGTTCCAGCAGTAACTGGACATGATTGTCCAGCTCCTTCTGTTGTTTACCTGTTAGCTTTTTCATGCTACCTCCCTTGAGTTTTAACTGCATAGGTTTTGGGGCTAGTCTTTACCAGCCTCTGGTACTTGGTACCGCTAGTCCTAACCCAGTTAGCAAGTCCGAAGCGTATAACAATTCTCAGCTCGTTGTCTGGTAGGTTGCTAAGCTTCTTTATCTTGATAACAGTATCCGCCCCGCCCTCAATGAGGGGCAGGACTTCCTGTAAAAACAGGCGTTCTTTTTGTACTATTTTCATAGCATCTCCTTTCGTTGTTGTTTACCACGTTGGGTCGTTTTGAATACGCCATATAACCTCGGCTCTTCTTTGCTGGTCGTAGTTATCTTTTAGCCCAGCATAGGAGCAGAAGGGTTGTACCTCGCATCCACAAGCACGAGACTCTGAAGCATACAGCGAATACTCTTTTTCTAATTCTCTAATCTCAAAGTATTCGTGGTAATGTATACCAAATTTTTTGCACAGAGTAGAGATAATTTGAGGGTCTAAACACTCAATTTTTGCTACCTCATCCAGCCCCATGCAACGCTCGTTCTCATACTTTCTACGCTCATAAGCAATAGCATCCTCTAGGTCTATGAAGTCGCTATGCGATATGTTGTATTTAGTTTTTAAAGCTTCCATTGTATTTCCTTTCGTAGGTTGTAGAATAAACAGGATAGTCTATTCAATATACCCCACCGAGTTGATGGGGTATCTTCAAGAGACTACATCCAGTTGTCTAGGTATTCACCATCTTCTGCTACGTATCGAGTCGAGGTACATTGGGTGTATTCAAACTCGAAGGGTCTGTCAGTCGATAGGTTTATGCACCATGTTTCTACCGGGTACCATTTGGTATCACCGGTCCTGCTAGTAGTAAACCCCTTGGCAACATCCTTTTTCTTTAAGAAAAGATTTTTGCCATTGCCATTCGTGTGCCTTTCTATTTGAACCTGTATTATTTTCCATGAAGTATCTAAGTTGGCACCCCTTCTTGAGCATTCGGCAATCTGAGTCATGACCTGTGCAAGTCTGGTATGTTCTTCTGGTGTTAATATATCTTTCATTGTATTTCCTTTCGTTAAGGCGGGGTGGCTTACGCCACCTCCGCTATGTTGTCATCAAATTTTAGTAGGTAGTCAGTAGCTTTCTGAGCCAAAGCACAAGCTTTCTGGATAGCTTTGCTGTCATCTCTAAGCTTAGCCTTCCAGCTGTTAAGATACTTGGCACTATCAGCCCTTGGAGCAACTGCGATACCTAGCCTTGAGCAAGAGAATACTGCACTAAGCTCCGCGACTAGCTCCTCGAAGGCGTAATCGGAATCACCGAATCTATTGTTAAGATTCCTCTTAAGTCTTGACTTTGCACCAGTCCAATGAGCCATCTCGTGAAGTAGTGTGGAGTAATAGCACTCCTCCGCAGTCGATGTATCTGTCCCGGTGAATGATGATTTAGTAGGCATCCTTATCGCATCGATAGGGTCTCCCATGTAGCACGCTTTGTCCCCGCCATGTGTAAGATTTACACCAGAGTTTGCGACCAGATTATCCATTCGCTCGATAGTAAACTCCTCGGTAATTTCTACAGGTTCCGGGGTGTAGTCATTGACCTGCTCGCCATTGAATACATAGTACGTTTTAGCTAGCGGGAACTTCTCGACTTCGCCATCGACCTCTCTCTCCACCATGGTGAAAAAGATAATCGGTGTACCCTTGGCACCCTTGAGATTGTAACCTGCTTGGGTCCATTGCTTGTAAGTACCCCACTCGTTACACTCGAACCCGTTAGACATTGCGGACATTGCAGTAGCTACAACATTGAACCCGCTGTATAAAGTTTTACTGAACTTGTTATGGTTCGACATATTGCCTGCCCATGGTTTTACCCAGTTGGTTCCGTGCTTATCCATCAATTCGATAACTTGCCCGGTTACTTTTTCGTATAAATCATTTGCTTTCATTTGTATTTCCTTTCGTATGTTTCGCTAGTTCTGCTAGCTCATCAGTCGAGGCGTACACCTCGAGACATACTGCAACGCCTTTTGCCTATTGCCCGCTTCGTTGCTTGATTGTGGAGTTCCCTGCCCGTTAGAAACTATCTGGGTTAGATGGAAAACCTGTGAAGGCTAGTCGAACCATCGCCCCGGGAGGCACTAAGTTTCTTTTATGTAAAGTTGAAACCACCAAAACAATCAGTATTTTTTTTCCTCGCTTTCGTATGTTCGTTTACTGTACCTATTGTTATAAGGTATATCTCTGGTATAGTCAATAGATATTTTTAATTATTTTTAAAATCATAGTTTATTAACAGGGGATAACTTATGTAAGTTACTGTTTTTAAACGATAAAAAAAAGGAAAAAAAAATGCAAAAAAATTTAGAAACTATGTTCTTTAAGCTACCCGGGGACCTCAAGCGGGTATTAAAAGAGCGAGCTGAACTCGAGAGAATTACACTCGCAGGGTTAACAATATCCTGTATTAAAACCGGGTTAGCCCATCGACTCAATACTGCCAGCATCGAAGATAAAAAGATAAACGAACTATTACAGGGGGCTGGAGTAAATGAATAAGATAGAACCTAATTACTATAAGGATAGAAAAGTCCAGACTATTGACGCTATCGAGAGCCAGTTAAGTCCGGAAGAGTTCAAAGGATACTTAAAGGGTAATGTTATTAAGTATATATCTCGAAGCGGTAAAAAGTTTGGGAGTCCAGAAATCGAGGATATGAAAAAAGCTCAATGGTATCTTAAACGTATTTTAAGCACGCTAGAGACGGATGAACTGACTCAAGGTATACAAGGGGTCCTAAAAAGTCCAAAGGATACTCTATGACCCTTAAAGCAACTTACGGAATGGAGAGAGCAAGGGGCGTATTTTGTGTAATACCCCAACGGGCGGTTCATGATACCAGACTTCAGCACCGCCCTAAAACCTTATTATGTTTACTAGCCTTGTGTAACTATGCGAACCGGACCGGAGTTTGCTACCCTAATCAGAATACCATAGCTAAAGATTTAAATATCACTCAATCAACAGTCTCGAGACACATAAAATTATTAAAAGAATATGGTTATGTAAGGATGGCAAGTAAGAAAAGTAAAAGCGGTTCAGTTAGCAAAGCTTTATCATGGCGTAGCAATGCTTATTTTATAGTATTCGATGAGTCAGTTACGGAGCAGGATGCTATAGCGGTTCAGACTGCTAAAGATTGGGAGCTTATCCACAATCAACCTGTTGATAAACCACCTCCAGAAAGTAATGATATGCAGTCAGAAGGAATATCAATTATGCAATCAGAGTACATAAGTAATACTGATAATAATACTTATATAAACCCTATAAGTAGAAATATAATAAATGAATTTAAGAAAATGCT